ATGGCAAAGGCAAAAGAACAAGGCGTATCTGAAGAATATAAGTCTAAAACTCCTTATGCTGACGAACTAGAGTGGACTATGAAACAAATTTACAAAATGGATGGTTCTATAGACCATTTGGGACGAATAGCAGAAAGAATCGAAGAATCTCTCAAAACCGTTAATTCAAATCAGATTCAAATTGCTAATGGTATTAGAGAAATTTGGCAATACTTGATTATGAGCCAAACTACTATCGATAAACTTTTTAAAAAACGATTTGACAATTATATTGACTTTGTTAAAGAGACTGAAGAGAAAAATAAGGAGAAATAAAAATGAAAAATTTTGAAGAATTAAAACGGCTAAAAATTATCGATATGGCTTGTCGTATGGAAAATCTAATGTATGAAAATTATTATGGTGGTGATATTATCATCGTTAAAAATGTTATTTTGACCATAGACCATGATTTGGAAAAATATGGTATGGGAACTACCATTACGAATAAAACACAACATTTCACAAATGGAGAGTTGTATTTTATCGAGAAAGAAAATATCTTAGATGAATTTAGAGAAGTGGGATGGAATATAGAAATTAAACAAGATGTTTCATCAGATGCAGGAGATTCTGATATTACATGGATATTTACAAAAGCAAAATAGCAGAAAATTTAGAAATAACAACAGAAGAGAAAGATTATATTATTAAAACTTTTCAAACCGTTATTTTTAATATAGCCGATTGTATTGATTTATTATCTTATTACAAAACCCCCGATTCAAAACGAGATATTATTAAAGAAACTCTTAAAGGGGATTTGAAATACCTGATGAAGTTAGATGATTTCATCAAAGGAAAATTAAAATAAAAGGAGAGTAAAATGAAAAAAGTAATTTTTACATTACTACTGTCTCTAACATTATGTGTTGGAGTATTCGCTCAAACAGACGAGCGAAAAATTGAAGTCATTCCTACATTATCAGCATTAGGAAATGGGAGTGAACTCGCAGTTGACAGCGAATTGGTCATCGCTGCAAAGTTTAAATTAAGTGGTAAATTGTCATTATACGGACAATTTGGGACAATGTACAATGTATTCAAGATGAGGTTTAACGAGGAATGGCAGTTAGGGTTTGAACCGATGGTTGGTATAGGAACTAACCACTTCAGATTAAGTGGATTTTTGAATGCTCTGAACCTCAAAGCATTAGACACAAGAAAGATGCCTTTTGTTGAAGGCGGCGCAAGGTTCAGTATCACCCCCTGGCGCAAAGTATGGATCAGCGTTTTTACAACTTGGCCTATTAGCGACAGGATTTTAGTATCCCCATTGGAAGATATGTATTTGGAAAATGAACAAGGTGTATTTTTAATTGAAACGAATAAGTGGGCTTATCAGGTCAAGTCTTACGGTGCAGATATTGATTTAGGTATCGGCAAAAAATTTGTTGCAAGTCTTGATGGGTTCGCAACAAATGAAGAAAATTATCAATTAGGTGCGGGATTACAGTACCAATTGTTTAAAAATAAGCCGTGGATTTTAGGTGGGGGTGTTCATTATACTAAATTTGAAGACGAAAATTATTATTACATTCATAATCTTTTTTCTAGTATGATCGGAAACGATATACCTGGCTATACTTTTAAATTTGGGGTAAGTAATTATGGTGGATTAGGCGATATAAATTTCAGCCAAATGTTAGGTAGACTAGCCGAACCAATGTATTTTTCGCCTGTTAAATATAAAATAGAAAGCAAATCAACCAAAATTAACGAAAAGTTTAAAATTGATTGTTGTAATATTGGGGATGCTAAATGTTTAGATTGGACGGGTGCTATTTGTATTTCAGGTGGTAAATCCCCTTATAAAATTTTCGTACAATGGGGAGATGGAACTACTCAACAATTCGAAACCGCCGCCCAAGGGAATTATCCCCTACAACATCACTATACAAAAATAGGGCAATGGTTGATTACAATCTCAGGAATGGACAGTTTAGGTGTAACTTCGAAGCCCTGTTCAAATCAAATTAATACAAAAGATTGTAATGAAAAATCCGAATGTGAGGGAGTTACTTTAAAATTTGATGTTTCGCAGAATAAAGTTAAGAAATTAGGAACAGTTTATTTCAATTGGAATGTTCAGGGGGCAGATCAAGTAACTTTTGACGGAAAAGAAGTTGCCCCATCAGTTCCTAAATATCCTGTCATTTTCAATGAAACAGGTAAATTTTATCATACTCTAAAGGCTTGGAATAAAGGTAAGGTTTGTTTGGAAGAGACTATTACGATTACGGTTTCGGATTGTGATTTGCCAATTATAGAAATATTCACAGCTGAGCCTTTAAAAATTATCGGCAAAGGTAGTACTTTGGTTACTTGGATTACTTCAGGAGCAGATACCGTTACTTTAAATGGTAAATCCGTGGCGGCTTCAGGCAGTCAGAGTTTTGAGGTCACAAGTCCGATGGATTTCACTTTAAAGGCTGAGAATAAGTGTGATTTTGTTGAGAAAACAGTCCGTGTGGATTATGTGCCTTGCATCTTATGTAATGATATTTACTTCCACGATGGCAGTTCACAGACAGATAATTTCACAACAGGTCTTCCTTGTGGTGGAAAATTACACATCCCGTATACCATCTATAACGAATCGGAGTGGTGTTCATATGATGTTGTGATTAAGTGGCAGATTTTTATGGATACTGATAATTCAACACCTACTTATAGTGGAAGTTATATAGTTCATGTTCCTGCAAATTCTCATCCACTTAACCTCTTTTTTGACTTTACACCGCCCGGAGCAACAATGCTCTGTTGCTACAAAAAAGTTACATTGAAGATTGGGGCTTGTACAAATTAAAGTTTAATTATTGATTTAAACGGGCTAGGAAGCAATTCCTAGCCTTTTTTTCATAACAGAGTGTGGTATAATAGATATAGGAGTTAAATAAATGAAGTTTTTAATGTATGATAAAGATTTTTACCTTAAACCAGAAACAAAAACAGAAAAACTTGCTAAATTAAAAGAAGAAAGAGAAGAAAGAAAAATGGAGAAGAACCGACCCCAAGAGCATTCTCATTTTTTGTTGTGGGTAGGTTGTCTTTTTGGGATTTTTAAATAATATAGGAGTAAAGAATGAAATTTAAGAAATGGTTTTGTAAAAAGTTCGGACACTCTCGCTTCACATCAATAGATCAAATTTTAATTGGTATAGCATTGCTTCATATTGAGAATTTTGGTGAAACAGACATTTCCCTTATTTGCTCTCGTTGTAAACAGAAATTTTCCGTCCAAAAAATTTATAATTTGACCCATGATGGTGTGGAGAGAACAATTGATGAAATTATTAAATTATCAGAAGTGGAGTAAAGAATGATATCAAAATTAATTGAAAAACTCGAACTCACAGATAAGAACTTTGTAATGAGCAAAGAAGAAAAGGAAATATTACAAGATATAGAAAAGTCTTTAACCCATACCCGACCTGAACCTTTAGAGGAAGCACCTACTGAAAGACAGATGAATTTTACACCTGAACAAGAAAAGGCACGGCAAGCTGCTAAGAATGGCGAATTGGGGATTAAATTTGATGAAGAAAAAACAAGATTCGATTTACTTCCGTGGAATGAAATAAAACAAGTAGCTGATGTTTTCACTTTGGGGGCTAAAAAATATGCGGATGATAATTGGAAATTTGTCCTTAATGCTGAAAAAAGATATTTTTCGGCGGCTTTAAGACATTTGGTTGCTTGGAAAGAAGGAGAGAAATATGATAAGGAAAGTGGGATATCTCACTTAGCCCACGCAATATGTTGTTGTTTATTTTTATTAAATTTTGATAATGAACGTGATAGAAATAATAAATAATTATGTAATTCGCCACAACCGAAGCGTTGTTGCCTTTGATAAGCGCATTTTTAAGTAAACTTACCATTAGGAGGACAACGGTGAAGAAAATTTTTATAAACAACGCATCGGCGAAATCAATTGTGGCGGTGGGGGACTTCCCCAACGGCGAAAGTATAAAAGAACCTTGGTTAAAAAGGAATAAGTTCAGGGTTCTTTTTGGAATCATTGGGATACTTGTAGTTTGTCTTTTGGGTACGATAGACAGTTTGACTAAGACAGAACAACGACTTAAACAGAGGACAGAAAATTTACGTTGGTTGGCATTTGAACATCAAAAAATTAGAAATGAAAGAGATTTTTATTCCAAATTGACAAAAGATTACGAATATTACAAGTTTGTAAAAACAATTTACGAACACAAGGATAAGGATTTTTTTGAGACTATTACAATTGCTTATGAAGAATCCCTTCGGCAGAATATAAGTCCGTGGGATACTATGAGTATTATGTGGGTAGAATCGGGAATTCAACAGTTCGTAGTAAGCCAAATTAAAAAAATAGTAGATGGGGAGATTGTGACTAAACCTTGTGCTTATGGTTTCATGCAAGTAAATTATAACGCCTGGAAAGAAGAAAAAGGTTTGACCTTAGATAATATTTTTGATAAAAAAACAAATATTAGAGTAGGGTTGGAAATATACAAATATTATCTTAGATTGGCTTCACAGTCAACATCAGACCCGAAAGAACAGAAGAAATTAGCGCTTTTCTATTATAATAACGGGACTGATCCTCAAATCCCAAATTATAATTACGCCCCAACTGTATTATCTTCTAAGTTCATGAAAATGGCAAACGGTTATCAACTAATAAACACGACATATGCACAAACAGATACATCACGATAAATAACAATATGAGAAAAACAAATTGGTATTGGAATGAAGATGAAGATCGAATAAAAACAAAAGAGGAAATTAAACTCTTAGAATCAGAAACTAAAGAATATTCTAGATTAGCAAACAAACGAAACCCTCAATTAATTTCTAAAAGATTTTGGAAAACAATAGCGAAAGCTTGGAAAAAAGGATGTGAGGTATGAAAGCAGGCGTTTTTTATGATTCCAGAATAAGTAAAAGAATAACAGAAGAAGAATTACGAGTTATTTATAAGATAACAGAAGAAGAATTGAATTTCATAACAAAACTTTATCAAGCTTATAAAATAAAAAAATTGACTTTCACCCCAACTCTAGAAACATTTTTGAAAGAGTTAGTGTTTAGTAATAGTGAAATTTTTAAGGAGAAATGTAATTATGCCGATGTTTATAATGAAGTGCCTAAATTGTAAGAAAGAATTTGATTTTTTAAAATTACGAAAAACATCAAAACCTATCTGTCCGAAATGCGGAAGTACCGAAGGATTTGAAAAAATGCCGACATCAGCTGCTCTATCTTTCAAAGGTGAAGGATGGGCAACTACGAATTATTCAGCTTCAATCGATCCAACAACTGTTCCAGGAGTTAAAAAAATTGAATTAGATAAACAAACATTGGAACAAAAAACACTTTATCAAAAACGAAAAGAAATAACAGGAAAAAGAAGAAAAGTAAAAATAAAAGGAATGCCTGAAAAGCGAAGAAAATTTGCATTGGGCAAGGAGTAATAATATGGGAGTACCAATATATTGCCCCATTTGTGGCAGGTATCATGATCAAACAGGAACCGCGGGATGTCCACGACCAGAAATAATGGTTTACCCTAATGAATACAATAATCCTTTACCTGTAAATACAATTGAAAGTAAATTAGATAAAATCATAGAACTTTTGCAAAAAATTGAATATTATTTGAAAACACAAAATAATAAATAATAATGGGTCGGGGAACGACTCGTGGCAGGAAACGCCACATAGTCAAAATTAAAGGAGGAAAAACTTATATGACTAACTTACCAAGAAAATTTAATCCGAGTTTATACCCACGTTCATTTTTTGAACCATTTTTCAATGAGTTATTAGATAATGGAACGGATAACCTAATTGACAGATTGATGAAATGGGATGAAAGGATGGGAGCAACAGACTTCGAAAAGACCGACAAGGAGTACACGATTCTCGTGGACGTTCCTGGCCTGACAAAAGACGAAGTTAAAGTTGATGTAGAAAATGGCGTGATGTCAATATCCGCCGAGAGAAAACCAAGAGAAAAAAAAGATGGTATCGAATATCTTGCGTCTGAAAGGACATATCGCAGATTCCATAGATCGTTCAGTTTACCTGAAGATGTGGACTTGGAGAAGGTCGATGCCAAAGTGGAAAACGGTGTACTAGTTATGACTATCGGCAGAAAGGTCAACAAGAAATCAACCAAGACAGTAGAAATTAAATAAGGGTCTGTTCCCCGACCCTTTATAACAGAGTATGATATAATAGAGATAGGAGGCAAAAAAAATGAAAATACAAACATCAAAAGACAAAAAGAAAATTGAAGATTTTATGGAGAATACGGTAATACCTTTACGAGAAGATATAGTTAAATTATATAATATAATTTATACTATGAAATTACCTAAACAAAAAAAAGAAGAACTATTAACTATCATTGGTAACGACATAGATAAAACAGCCCAAGTTGAAGGTTTTTTACAAACAATGGCTACGTTAATTTGAGAGAATAGATAAAAACAATAAAAAAGGAGAAATAAATGAAAGAAAAAACAAAGGAACCTATCAAGGTAAAAGTGACAGAAAAGGATTTTAATTTTCTGCGTAAAGTACAAGGACTTAGGGATGATATCCTTATAAAAAGGATAAAAATCCAGGAAAAAGGGAAAAAAGAGGAAAAAGAAGTTAATAGCGTTTTGGTTGTTGATGAATATATTTCCTATATGGTTCATTCCACACAACTGACTCCTGTATTTACAGGAGAAAAATTCGGACTGAAAAATATTAAGGCATTCTTGAAAGCTGTTTCCACTTATGGGGAAATGACGGAAGGCGAAAATGATATTTTATTTTCTTCTGCTAAGAAGAAAATCACCTATAAGAAACTAGACGAATCGACAATTCAACCGTGTAAACTCCCTGACATTGACACCGCTGGATATACAGCCATCCCATTTACAAAAGATGAGATAAAGGAAATTCAAGAAGGATTGAAAAACGATCTTAGTGATTATACATCATTTTTGATTACTAAGGATAACAAACTAATGTTAAAAATTGGCGAAATGAGTTACGATAATATTTATGAACAGGAAATCAAAGATGTATCTCGCAAGGAAACTGATAAAGGGGAAATTAAATTTTTGACTAAGTTGACATATCTTTCGCGGCTTTTTACGACATTAGATGATGATAGTAAGGTGACAATTTATATGAAAGCTGGCAGTCCCATGATATGCTTAGAAAAAAATGATACTACTAATACCAAGACTTTTATCGCTCCCGCTGTTACTGATTCGGATGATGAAGATAAAGTAGATAAGATTATTGATGCAGAGGATGCAGAGGAAGCGGTTGAAGAAGAATAATGCGAATTTGGAATGAATTTTATAGGCCCAAAGATTTAGATTCAATGATAATGCCTGACGAACACCGTCAGGCATTTAACCATTACATAACATCGGGATTACCTAACGTCATTTTTTACGGAAATCCTGGTTCCGGAAAAACCACAACCGCACTCATTCTTATCAAAGTTTTGGATGCAGAGCATTTACGTCTGAATGGATCAGACAGTCGAGGTATTGATATAATTCGTGAACAAATCAAAAATTTCATACAAACAAGGTCATTCAATAAAAAAAGAAAAATAGTTTTTCTTGACGAAAGTGAAAAGTTGACCCCAGATGCTTTTGGAGCTCTCAAAGAAATAACAGAGAGGTATTATGAGACGGCTAGTTTCATATTTGCAACCAATAGTCTTTATAAATTTCCAGAGGCAATTCGGAGTCGATGCACACTTTTCGAATTCAAAAAACCAACAAAAACCGAAACGATAAAACTATTGACTGATATTTTAATCAAGGAAGCAGTAGATTATGAACTAGAAACCCTGGAAAAAGTATATCGTTCATGTGGTGGTGATCTTAGGAAATCCATCAATTATCTCCAACGTTATTCAATATCAGGAAAACTGGAATTGCCAGAAGAAACTTTTGGTGAAATTTATAAAATCATCAAGGGTGGAAATTTGGTCGAATTGAAAAGATATTTTGCTAAAAATAGTTGCGATTGGGATGGTTTGTATAGATTTTTATTCGAACATGTGGAAGACCCCACCAAGGCGATCTTATTGGCCAAATACACATACCAATCAGCATTTGTGGTTGACCAAGAGATAAATTTTGTAGGTTTTGTGGCAGAGTTGCAAAAAATAAACAATAAATAGAAGTATGAAATTCAAAATAGTAGAGACCAAAAAAATGTCGGGTAGGGAAAAACTCTTGAAATATCTTGATCAAAAGAAAAAAGAAGAAACAGCAGCTCAGAAACGATATGAAGAAAAGGAAAAGGGACGTAAAGAGAAAAAAGTAAAAGAAGGATTTACGGGTTCCGGCGCAGGTTTCCCCAGCGCTACAGACGCATCAGGCGGGCAGGCCATAGATAAAGCATTACCTAGAATGTCAACAAAAAAAGCAAAAAGAAAGAAAAAGATAAAACGAATATTAGTCAGGAGAGCCCAAGCAAAAAGTTTATAATCTCAAAATAGTAACGAAGGAGAAAAGAATGAACATTTTCAAAAAAATCAAGATAGGGAATCAGCGCAAAATAGAATTAGAATATCTGAAAAAATTGCGGCCATACCAAAATGAGTATTTTTTCATGACATACTATTGGGAATCCCCACTTACAAAGGAAATAGAATCCGTATCAATAGTGCTCTTTGTTTCAAGAACTCTGCAATATTCATTAGGAAAATCGGCACGAACATATGCTAATGAAAATATGATGAAAAATATGCGAAATGGGATTTTCCGAAATAATATGGGCGATGATAAACGTACCTCAATCTGGATCGAAAAACCAATATGGGGGACTTGTACAAAAATATCCAAAAAGGATGTGGAGATTTTTTGGGATAATGAATAAAATGAGAGAACAACAATATCCTACATTGGAAGATTTGGAAGATGAATGTGATAGGGTTCACGGCGATTGTATATACTGTCAATATAAACTATGTTGTCCAGATAGTGAAATAAAAGATGGAATGGGATATGAAGAATAAAAGTGTGGTATAATATGAGTATGATAGCCCAAAATTATAAAGATATATCGAATAGAAAAAAACGTCCCCTGAAAACAAAAACGCTTATGACTTCAGATGAAGCCGTAGATAAAAAAGAATTATATAATGAAATGTTCGATCTTTATGAACTTGGTAGAGAGGACATGAATGCGTATCAACTTCGATTGAAGTTATTCAATTTTGATTCCATGTATAAAGATTTCAGCGATGCATCAATAATCGAAATGCATAAAACTTATGACTGGTGTTTTCTTACTGATGATTATCAGACTGAATTTGATAATATTACGCCACAAATTATAGATATCAGTAAAGACCCATTTTGGGAAAAAAAATTCCATAGATACCTTTTGACTACTACGACCCATGATATCGGAAGTTATATTGGCAGAGTCGTTCGATTACTTGTAATAGATAAATGGAAAAAAGAAAAATATGGCCGTAACTATGTCTTGGGTTTTATTATACTCAATTCGCCTTTGGTTTATTCGGGCAATAGGAATGATTATTTTTTCAAAGATTTCAAACCTGATAAAATGCAATTAGTCAATCTGTTGAATAAATATTTCGTAACAGGATCGGTTATCGTCCCAACGCAAAGTTTTGGGAAATTTTTATTGGGTGGAAAATTGATGGCTTTGTTATCTTTATCAAAGGAAGTTTTAGATATTTGGGATAACACATACGGGAATAAGAGTAACGCCATCATATTCGAAACCACCTCACTTTACGCAGATTATAAAGAAAATAGTGTTAGTATGTACGATGGATTATCATACTTAAAAAAAATAGGGGTAACGGATTCCACCAAAGTATTATTGCATTTACCAAAAGGGATATCTCAAAAGATAAATAAAATAGTTTCGACATTTTATAAAACGTGGTATAAAGATAATATTGAAACTGTTCGAGTGGCAAATGCGCCAAAACAAAAAATTTATAAAAAATTTATGGCTGCAGAATTCTTACCATACTTCAAAGAACACGAACCTGAAAAATATGATCTCATCAGGTCAAGATTAAAAAACAATGAATGGAGTGCACATAGTCGTAAAAATAGTTATGTGTTTTTATCCTACACGAAAGAACAGACGATAGATGTGCTCTCAGGCAAGATGAAAGTGGAGGACTTACAAAAATTACCAAAAAGAATGGATAATAGTTTTGACGCAGTAGTTGCATATTGGCGCAATAAAGCAGAAAAAAGACTTGATAAAAAGAAAGATGATATCAAACAATCATTAAAAGACGATACATGGAGTGAATTTTACACAAGACGAAATATGAAAACTGGCCCATCTTTTAAAATAGTACGATAATGAAAACAATAAATAATAGTGTAGGGACAAGAGGTAGCTCCTCATTTTGGAAACTCCCGTTTTCCAAGATTACCTACACTATTTTACCACGGGAGGGATAAAATGGAACAAAATAACGGAATAATCTATATCGCAACCAACCTGCTGAATGGAAAACAGTATGTTGGGCAAACAACAAGAACATTAAAAGAAAGGTTTAAATCACACAAATATCATAAACAGAATACACCTTTTACAAATGCAATTCATAAATACGGAATAGAAAACTTTAAACAGATTTATTTTTCTTGCCCTATTGATGAACTAAGTTTTTATGAACGGTTTTTGATAAAAGAGTTAAACACCTTAGCGCCTAAGGGATACAACTTGACTAATGGTGGTGAACATTATGAGTTTGCCAAAGAAGTTAAAAACAGATTAAGAAAAAATCATGCTGATTTTAATGGAGATAAAAACCCAAACTTTGATAATCATAAAATAGCAGGAAAAAATAATCCTTTTTATGGAAAAACACACTCACAAGAAATAAAAAACAAACTAAGCAAGGACAGAATAGAACGAGGATTATCTAGAGGAGAAAATAATCCAAAATCTAAACTAACCAAAAAAGAAGTCATAAAAATAAAAAGATTATTAACAGAAAAAATATTAACACAAAAACAAATAGGGGAATGTTTTAATGTTGGACAAGCGACTATTTCTACTATTAAATGTGGAACGTCTTGGTCTTTTGTAAAATAGTGAGGTAAATAATGGGGATTTATAACACGGTTTTGTTCCAAATAAATTGTCCAAAATGCGAGGCATTGATAAATGAGTTCCAAACCAAAGAAGGCCCAGGCGTATTCGATGTCATGAAATTCAATGAGGTAAATAATTTTCATGCCATTTGCAAAAACTGCGGCAGTTTCGTGGAGTTTTATTATTCGCCAGAAAATAAAGAACGTAGCATACAAGATTATAAAATGAGAATAATCCAATTAAAAAATGGAAAATAATAATTCACCTTTTCGTTTCACCAAGCATATCCAACAAGGGATACCTTTGTCTACAGAAGAAAAGAAGGAATTTTCGCCATATCTTATGTGTAGGATGTATTATTATGCTGGTTATGAAAAAATGGCAAATCTTCTCAATATGTTATGGAGTCTTCCAAAAGAATTTCAATATAAAATATTCTGTATTTTATTTGCTGGCGTATATCCAAAAGGGTGGATAAAATCAACCAAGAAAAAAGAACCAGAACAACTTGAAATTGAATTTTTGAAAAAGAAATATCAAGTATCAACAAATGTTGCAAAGGAATATGCGGAACTCCTGACAAAAGAAGAAAAAAAAGAAATAAAACGGAGATTCGAATGATACCGAAAGGTTGTAATTTATCCGATAAAGAAAAATTGGAAGTAATTTTACATGGTAAATGTTTTTTGCCAAGTGATAATGATCCCCCTAGGGATATCAATACTTGTACGAAATGTTCTTTATGTGTGTGGACTTTTGGACTACCACCAAGAATTGGGTTACAAAACGGATTCAAATTTCTTTATATGGGCGAGGTAAAAGATGTTACCTAAGAAATGCCCCGCTTCTGATAAGATAAAATTACAATGTATTTTATGTGGCAAGTGTGTCGGGGGATTAGTGTTACCTTTTATTCATTCATATGATAGTATTTGTCTGAATTGTACATACTATCAAGGAATACGTTTTTCACCTATTGAATTTTTACACAAGTGGTATGGGCATTCGAAAAATATAAAATTAAAATGATAATGGAGGATATAAAATGAAAAAGAAAAAAGAAGAAGATACTAAGTTGTATGACCCTTGCCCTTTGGTCGATAAATTCGACCCCAAGCAAAATGGGTTATTTCGGTTGAATGGCATGTGTTTTATTTTGAAAAATTTCCCAGAACTACGAGAAACTTGCTTGGGTTGCCAATATTGTCAGAATATTACGCCCAATTCTTTCAGCTGCCGTAGATTTTATTGCACAGAAGAGGTTTACAAAAAATAAACGATTAGTGGTATAATATAAATAAGGATAAAATTCAAAAATGAATGCAAAACATATAATTTTTATTTCATCAAAAAACGAATACACAAAAAATGATGACTATATAAAAACAAAATTGATAAAAAAATGGAATAATAATATTTATTCCCATTTATTTGAAGAAGATGCCAAGGGACTGGATGCAAATTTGGTTGTATTATTCGGCGATGTGCAAATCAGAATGTATCCTGATAAATCCTTTGGAAAATTTTTTAAAAATGAAGATGCACAAATGTTCATGTCTTTGGTGAATTATAAAGATTATGATAAACTTGAAAAAAAAGAGATATCTGTAAAATCAAAGGAAGTAAGAAATAAGATAAACAAATATTTATCTCGTTTTGCATTGGTCAGAGTAACAGATCGAAATTATTTTTATCGTGATATTGATTTCAAAAAAATAAAAGGTAGGAATACTTATAAAGCAGATAGCAAATATGTGGTAGACCCTAATGGCGAATTTTTGTCTTATGATGGTAAAAAATTAAAAAAAGTCCCAAGAGAGTATCAAACATTTGAACCTACCTATGAAGAACATCTACGGGCAAAAGACCTTTTTTATATAGAAAATTACCCGCATGTTTCACACACAAAATTACTTCATTATTGCACATTCGACATCGAAACAAATTTGTCATTGGATACTATAGAAACACCGGAACCGATAATTTCTATAGTGGTATATTCCAATATATATGATAAAAATATAATTTGGATTTTGAAAAAACGACCTGAACAAATCTATGATAAAGAAAAATTTAAATTAGATAAAATATTTGAATTTGATGATGAAGTAAAAATGTTATCTCATTTTTTCGAAACAATGGGAAAATTGGAAGTAGATTTATTAGGTGGATGGAACATTGATTTTTACGATATTCCTTACTTATTACACCGTAGTAAGAAATTAAATGTAAATTTTTTAAATTATTTTGGAGAGGTATACGAAACTATTGGTAAAGATGGGGAAAAGTCTTACTATTCACATGATATTATTTTATGGGA